AGTTCCTTTAGGGGTTAGCACTGTGACCGTGGAGGCCATTGGTGCAGGTGGTTGCCCTCAAAACGCCATTTCAGGTCGTGCGGGGGGCGGTGGGGCTTATGCAAAAACCACATCACTGGCGGTAACATCGGGGAATACAACGTATGTCTATCCTGCGCCTCGACTATCTTTGGCATTTAGTTCAGCTAGTAATTCTTGGTTTAATAAAAACGCCAATGCTGCACCTAGCAATACAACCGATGGTGTATTGGCGGCTGGCGGAGCATCAGGACTTGGGGGAACCGCAGCAAACTCGATTGGTGTAGACCTTAAATATAGCGGCGGTGACGGAGGCTTAAACAATACTACGGCAACTTTTGATAAATTCCGTGGCGGCGGCGGTGGAGGCTCAGCAGGGCCAAATGGTAATGGAAAAGCTGGTGGGAATGCTTGGAATACTGGTACTACCTCTGGAACGGGTGGGGGCGGTGGTGGCTCCAATGGAGGTTTTTCATCTGCCGGTTCAGCCGCAGCATCTTCTACCGTTGGTGGTGCAGGCGGTAACGGAACAGGTGGAAGTGGTGGTGGCGCAGGCGGCACAAGTTCAACAAATGCTGGTGCTGGCACTGCTAATACTGGAGCAGGCGGTGGCGGCGGATCAGCAAGTGCAACAAATAGTAGGTACGATGGAGCATTTGGGGCTAGTTCAACAATATGGACTGTTGACGGTGTAACTTATGGCCCTTCTGGTGGTTCTGGGGGTGCTGGATGCACAAGCACCGTAGGAGGAAAGTCAGGATCAGTATTTGATTATGGTGGTGGTCAAGGTTCTGGGAATGTTGGTGGTAGCAACGAAAGCTCAAGGGGACTTGTTGTCCTCACTTACACTATGGCAAGCGTTTCCGCTGCAACCGGAAATATGTTTTTAATGTTCTAAGGAAAATCATGGCACTTATCAAATCTATTGACACCGACTACGGCATTCCCGCGACATACTGGAACATCGGTGCAGTACAAGAGGACTTCAAAGGCCAAGGCACGGAAGTCACGTTCTATGGCTACGCATCTCAAGAAGCCCGTGAAGCTGGCAAACAGCCTCTGAGCGCCGGTAAGGTGCAGATTGCTGGCTCCGAATACGTTGCTGGCGCTGACCGCGCTGCTTTGTACGCAATCATCAAGCAAAAGCCAGAATTTAATGGCGCTGTGGACGCATAAAGGAAAAAATCATGGGGCAAATAACATTTCAATCAAATCAAGGTGGCCAGGTTAATCTGATTGGCCCAAGCACAACATCTACCTATAACATTAACGTCCCTGCCACCACTGGAAACATGGTGACGACTGGCGACTCAGCAACCGTAACAACCGGAATGCTTGCGTCCACTACGGGTTCGGGCGCAGTAGTGCTTGCCACATCTCCCACGCTAGTAACGCCTGCTTTGGGTACGCCTAGTGCATTGGTGGGTACAAACATCACTGGCACAGCCTCTGGTCTGTCTATTGGTGGCAACGCAGCTACGGCTACCTCGGCAACTACGGCTACCAATGTATCCGGTGGCACAGCAAGCGTTACAACTCTTACGGCATCTAGCACCACCACATTGTCCGGCGGCACAGCTAACGGTGTCGCTTATTTAAACGGCTCCAAGGTGGTGACAACTGGTAGTGCGCTGCAATTTGACGGTACAAATTTTTTGGTGGGTACTGCAACTGTATTAGGTGGCAGCATTCCCGGCGTTAACATTAATGGAAGTGGTGCTGGCCTAACAATTGGTCAAAGCGGAACAAGTAAGGGTTATTATTTTTACAACACAGCCTCAACCAGAATGCAAATTGAATCCGTAAGCGGAACAACTATTGCTTGTGTTTCCGGTGGAACTAATGGTGTCTCTTTGGCTAATGGTGGAACATCATGGGGTTCACTATCTGATGAAAAACTAAAAACAGCCATCACTCCTTTTGAGGATGCAACTCAAAAAATTAACAGTCTGAGGGCTGGTACTGGTCGGTACTTAACCGATGAGGAATCTGTAAGCCGCTCTTTTTTAATTGCACAAGACGTTCAAAAGGTATTGCCGGAAGCTGTTACGGAAGACGCAAGCGGAAACTTAGTGCTGCAATACACGGACATAATCCCATTGTTAACCGCAGCCATCCAAGAACAGCAAGCCCTGATTGAGTCTTTGACCACACGCCTTGCGGCACTGGAAGCAAAATGATTTGCTCATGGACTATTTTGTCAATCCTTGCAGATGGCGAAGTAATTACTAGCGCAAAGTATCACATTAAAGCTACTGACGAAATTGATATTGTTGAAACTGAAGGAAACTGGACTTTTGACAAATTCACTTGCAATACACCTTTTTCTGAAGTCACAGAAGCAATGGTGGTTGATTGGATTAAAGAAGGTGCTACCGTCCACGGTAAAAATGTAATAGAATCACGCCTAGAGGAACAATTGGCGTCTATGAAGGCGAAATCTGTTGCACCTCCGTGGAAACCGCCCGTGTTTACATTGGAGTAAAAATGGCAAAACCAATTGACATAATTTCTAGAGCATTAAAAGACATTGGCGCACTTGAAGCTGGTGAGACGCCTACGCCAGACGCAGCGCAAGATGCCTTTGATATGTTCAACGATATGTTAGATCAATGGTCTAATGAATCAATGATGGTCTATTACAAGACCGAAATTATTTTCCCTATTACGCCAGGCCAAACCCAATACACCATTGGCCCTAACGGACAAATTGGCGCTACTTTTGTTGGCTCAATTTCGGGGACAACTCTTACAGTCACTAGCATCACATCCGGCGCTATTGCTATTGGACAAACCCTGTCTGGCACAGGAATCACCGCTGGAACAACCATCGTTGCGTTTAACACCGGCGCAGGCGGCAACGTCAATGAAGCTGGAACTTACACCGTAAACGTTAGCCAAACTGTCTCTAGTACCACAATCTCAGCTTACTATCAACGCCCGCTGAGCATTACTTCAGCGTTTGTTCGGATTAATACCAACTCTAACGGTACGCCAATTGTTAACGGTGGTCTTGATTACCCCATTTCAATTTTGAACGTGGAAGATTACGAACTGATTGGATTGAAAACTCTAAATGGCCCTTGGCCTAAAGCGTTGTATTACCAACCCTCAGAAATCTTGGGCAACATTTTTGTTTGGCCTAATCCAGCACAAGGCGAAATGCACCTTTTTACGGATACTTTGTTTTCCCGTGCTAACAGTCTTTATGACGTTCTAAACCTTCCTCAAGGCTATATAAACGCCCTGCGCTGGTGTTTGGCTGAACGACTAATGCCTATGTATGGCAAAGCCTCGCCAACTCAAATTGAAATGATTATGAAATTTGCTGGTCAATCTAAAGCCACGGTAAAGCGCACAAACATGAAACCGCCTCCGGTTGCACGTTACGCTGATGCGCTGTTGGTGGGACGCTCTAAAGATGCTGGATGGATACTTTCCGGCGGCTTCCTGAGATAAGGACAATCATGGCAGATTTCGGATTTGTTGGCCCAAGCTACGAAGCGGTATCAATCTACCAAGAAGCCCAAGAGTGCATCAATTTCTTTCCTGAGATTGACCCTCTAAAGCAACCTGGTAGTCGCGGCGTAGTTGCGCTTTATCCGACACCTGGCCTAACCCTGCAAACCGTTCTATCCAATGCCCAAGAAGTGCGCGGAATGCGTACCTTGTCCGGCGGAAGCCAAATGGTCGTTGTCTGCGGCCCTTACGTTTATGTCCTTACCTCCAATTTGTCGGCTAGTGTTGTTGGTGTGTTGTCTACCTCTACTGGTCGTGTTGGCATTTCTGACAACGGGATTAATGCTTACATTGTGGATGGCGTCTCTCGTTACACATGGCGCATTAGTAATCCTTCTAACGCTATTTTCACAGGGTCTATCTCTGGCACTACTCTTACTGTCACGGCGGTAAGCAGCGGAACCATTGCCATTAATCAATCTTTATCGGGCGTTGGCGTAACCTCAGAAACAATCATTACGGCGCTTGGGACGGGTACTGGCGGCACGGGTACATATACGGTTAATCTTTCGCAAACGCTGGCCTCTGGAATGCTTAATTCGTCTACCGTAGGGGCTAAGTTCACCGCCTCAATTACCGCTACGACAATGACGGTTACGGCAGTAGCAAGCGGAACGATTTACCTTGGGCAAACTATCCAAGGAACCGGCATCACGGCTGGAACAATTGTTTCTGCTTTTGGTACTGGAAGCGGTGGAACTGGTACTTACACATTAAGCGCCAGTCAAACAATCGCATCGGAAACAATGTATGGCTTAAATTTTTCTGTTTTGCCAAGCAATGACGGTGCGTTTACCGGCGCTAACTCCGTGGACATTGTGGATAACTACTTTGTTTACAACAATCCCGGCACACAGCAATGGGGTTCTAGCGACCTTTTAAGCACGATTTCCTCATCCACGTCTTACGCTTTCAAAGATGGCGCACCGGACAAACTGGTTGCGTTAATTGTCGACCATCGTGAAGTCTATTTGATGGGTGAGTCATCATCCGAAGTTTGGACTGACGTTGGCGCTGTTCCGTTTCCTTTCCAGCGAATTCCAGGCACTTCTACCCAACAAGGCATCGTTGCACAATTTTCATTGGCTCGTCTTGGGAATTCATTTGCTTATGTCTCGCACAATAACCGTGGGCAAGGTCAGATCATGCAGATGGAGGGTTATATCCCCAAACGCATATCAACCCATGCAGTAGAGGCTACTCTTGCGAACCAGTACATCAGCGATGCTATTAGCTGGACGTATCAGCTAGAAGGCCATGAAATCTACGTCACGACTTTCCCCACATTGAACCTTACATGGGCTTACGACACCACCACAGAAATGTGGCATAAGTGGCTTTACACCGCTAACGATGGTACTTACCAGCGGCATCGTGGTAATTGCTCTGCTGTGTTTCAAGGTTTAGTGATGGTGGGCGACTACGCTAACGGAAAGATTTACAGCCTAGACAAACAAAACTATACCGACAACGGGCAAACCATCCGCAGGCTTCGTCGTGCGCCTCATTTAGTTGCAGATT